CGAATAATTTACAAAATTGTTTGATTAAGAACGAATCAACCCGACTGGTTGAGGGCAATGTTACGCTACAATGTAATATTTGCCAACAATCCTTCTATGCATACAAGCAAGAAGGTGAGTTTATCCAAATTAAAAATGAGAAAGTGATTGGAACAGCTAGAACTGACAATGAAACAGGCCTACAAATTTTCCAATCAGAAACTAACAAGAAATACTTATATATACAAGAATGTGATCATTTTATTGACTTACAATGCAAATCAATTGTCAATGAAGAAACACCCTTCGATAAAATTCTGGCGAATTTTGAAATTGCAGAAAGACAGGAGGAAGAATATTTTTCAGATGCGGAAGAATATGAACAGGAAGAATTTCAAGATGAGAAACACCAGCACAAATGTCAATGGTGCGGTGTTATATATATTCACTATCATAAATATTCAAAGAAAGATCATCAGCAATTTGATAAGCAGTGCCCGAATAGGTACTGCAAAGCATTTCATGCATATAATAATAATACATTTGCCAGGAAATTGACCCATAACGAGTTTGAAATACAAATCAATAAGCCTAAAAATGAGGTCAAAATTGACAAAATACAAAAACAAATACAACAACAAAACCCAATCAAAACTGAATCATTGTTAATAAAGAATGATATGGAGGAAAAACTAATTTCAATGAGTTATGAGATAGTTGCAAAGCCAGCAATCAAAATTCAAGATAATAATGTATATTCGAAGAATATAGAAATGGCGATATATAAACCTATGCAAATAACAAGAATTAATGATAGCTTTATTATGAATAAGTATGGGTTTAATAAGCAACCAACTAATTTTGTTGTTGAATCATCATGGAAAAATGGGCATCCACTTAAATATACTTTAAATATAGAAGATGGAGGATTTATTCAAAAAGCCTTTCCAGATGTTGAGTGGGTCGTTGAAAAGAAGAATCAGACCCATCCACACCCTTTTGGTCAGAAGATACGTGACATTATGGAATCATCAATATATTCAGAAATCGTCAGTTTATACGGCGAGAGCAATAGTAAACATATTAATATATATGGTCGCGGTCAAAATATATCAAGATTGGCAATGAAAGGGCATAGCGGTTTTGCAGTTAACGCAGTATTAGGTTTTGAAGATGAAGAGAGATACCGCAAGTATACACTTACACTCGATAAACAAAAATATAATAGCCGAGTGGGTGTTTGTTTTTGTAGTGACAAAAAGGCAGATATGTGCAAACATTTAAAAGAGTACATTACACCAGGTTTGCCAACTGTATCTATGGATATTGATTCATACTACTATGACCCATTGTATAATATTACAGAAGAAAGATTAAGAAATGGGCAGCAGGACGCAGCATATTTCTGTGGTCATGTTTTCAGAAATGATGGCAATAAACATTCAATGATAATTAATGGGATCAATGAGTGGGAATACCAGATTGTTAACAGTGAAGTAGAAATGAAAGTAGAAGGAAATGAAGATGTATATTTATCAAAACAATTACAATATGGGAAGAATAAATACATAGAGTATCCAACAAAGTCACAATACGTCCACAAAGTTGAAGGTGGATATATAGTCACAAGACGATTAAGAGAAATCGACTATATAAAGGGTAGTTATGCTAGCTTTAAACAATGGTTTAGTGTATATAAACCAAATGAAACGACAATGATACGTCAACAGCAAGAAAGAATGATAATTGAAGAAGATAATGACGTAGTATCAGCTAGTACAGAAATTGACATTGAAGTTAATGAGCAGCCAAAAGCCCTTAATCAATGGCAATTGTTTATGCACGCCAGTGACACAAATACGGCGAAATTTATGCAATTTTCAGAATCGGCATTAATAAATTATAAAGGCACTTTATACATGACGCACCACGCATCAAGTACATTTAAAAACACTTTACATATTCGCGAACATGCATTTGAAATCAATAGTAGTAAATTGATCGATGAGGGTATTGCATGTTTGCCGGTTAATATAACCAAAAGTTCAGTCATAGGCTTAGTTAAGAGTTTAATACTCACTAAGAAAATACCATCAGGTGAAGCACTACAACTTGCACATATAATAGTTGAAATAGCAAGCGGCATTAATTATTCGATAGGTGAATTAACAGGTGAAGAGATGGTAAGAGTTGGCAATACCAATGATACGACTATATATCAAAAGGCAGAGTATTATTTATGGAAAATATCAGATTTTGCCAGGCAAGCAAAGGATTCTCAGTTATTTGATACAATTAGAAATTACGACTGGAAAAATACACGAATATATGACTTAATAAGTTTAAATATGATTAAAGATTCATATTTAACTTATGTACAACCATACATACCCACAGTGACCAAATTACCAATCAGAATTATTAGGGCACCGATATTATTATTTAATTATTTTTTCCTAATAATGTTTATTATGATGGCTATGATACCGTTAGTGTCAACGCAAAGTGTAACTGAACAGTTAGAAAATAAGACAAAACATAACATATATGTTGCAGGTATTGACACGGGTATGTGGATAGCCATTGAGCTAATTATGTTGATAACATCAAAGAGTATATTCACATACTTTCTTGGCAAGACATTATTAAGAATTCAAGTTACATTGGTTAATTGGTTTATATTGGCGATAGCAAAAACCATATTTGATCCAAGTATATTTAATGACTATTTATACTTGCCAATATTATTTTATGCATGTTGGTATTTGAGATACAATTGGAAATTAACAATAATAATATTTATTTCGCAAATTGCTAGAATTAATGCAATGACAACAAATATAGTTCCAGCATGCTGTACACCAAACAACACAGAACAAATGTTAGCAGAATTAATAAGTAGGGGTTTATGGGGAAAAGTCATAAAGTGTTTCACAGGGAGGATTACGCCTGAACACGAAAAAGGAGCTGTTATCGAGTGTGATGCAAATATTAATAATGATAATTGCTTGAAGACAAAAAGCTTAGAAATAAACGGTTATGGGGGTCTGAAAAACAGCCCCTACTATTTGCATAATTGTATTAAAAATGAATTAGAAAGTGTATATAGACAATTCAGCGCGCAGACAAAACCAGATGAAGGAAGCCTAAAAGATTTTGAATATTGGTATCAGACAAACAGATTACCAAGAATTGTAGATCAACTACAATATGCCAATGTGAACTATGATGACTGGATAAGTACTTATTCGGGGACACAAAGGCTTAAGTACGAGGCAGATTATTCTGATTATAGGAATTATCAAGTTCGCATGAATAAACAGGATTATAAGTCAATAACACCAGAAGACATGAAAATGCATACGAAATTAGACGAAAAATGCTATACCAATTATTCTGTGACAGAAGACAGTAAGGGTAAAGCACAAGGCAACTATAAGATAAAAGCGAGGTCAGTGACAGAACAAAGTGGTTGGGCAAAAGTTTGTCAGGGCTTACAGGCAAAATGTGAGTCAAAGGCTTGGCAACAAATTGATGATGCATATGGTGTTGGCTTAACTTATCAAGAAAGGGCCAAGAAGTTTACATACTGGTACAGAAAATGGATTAAAACTGCAATAGTATGTATTGATGGCAGCGCATTTGATTCAACGCAACACAAAGAGCTTTTAAGAATTGTAGATGTGCCAATCGGCAGAGCATTCATAAAACAACATGCGGCAGAGTTATCACAGTATTTCATTATTGATGATTTAACGTTGATAAATGAATGCACATTGCAGAAAGTTAAGTCCAAAAACTTTACATATGAGATAGACGGTACAGTACCATCAGGAACAATGAGAACGTCAGTGGGAAATACAAATAGATCAATATGTTATGTTGATTACACAGCAAGTAAAGTTAACATGGTTAGAGGATTGGATTATGAATTAGAGGCATGTGGGGACGATATTATAATGTTCATGAATCCAGAATATGCAGATAAATTCATTGAAGCAGCTTATAAATATGTATACACAAAAGAAATGTCAGGCAAACATGGTTTAGGCCAGATAGCAAAGAAGATTGATGTATATTATGATATAAGTGAAGCCGATTATATATCCTGTGATTTTGTAGAAGATGATTATGGCAATATAGCGATGGTCAGGAAAATTGACAGATTTTTACAACTAACACCATATACGAGATCAAATCCTAAAAATAGTATATATGCAGAGAGGCAGTTAAATGATGAGTTGGCACGTGGAGATGCCTTCAGCATATATAGTTGGTGTCACGATATAAAAGTATTTCGATTGTATGCAGATACAATTTTAAAAATTTTAGGTGTAGGGAAGATCAAGATTGATAATGATTATAGCACCAAATTACGTGAGGATGACAGAATTATGCAGGTTAATGCAAGCTTTGAAATAATGATTCAGAAGAAATATAAGATAAGCTACGGATCACTACTAGAATATTATCACAAAATACGTAATTCAGTTAGTTTTTACGGTGACAGTCAATATAACATTATAAACGACATATATGGTATCCAACAGGTTACTGAAGAGTATAATAAATTGCGCAGTCACCAAAAATATGTGCAAAGAATTGTCAACGATAAAGGTAAGTGCACATTTTCATATGGCAGAATTAACGACAATAAGATACAGACAGAGTATGTTGATTCTGAAAAGCAAGAGCATGGATAAACTCAGAGGCCACTAGTTAGTGGCCTCGCCCTGGTTCCTT